GGGTTGACGGCGTCGTGGGCCGGCGGGACCCGGGCCCAGGCAATTGTGCTCAGTGCCCGGTTCCGGAGTGTCTGATGACTAGCTACAGAGGGAGGGTCCCCACCCCTGCACACCTCAGTACGTAGGAGTAACTGTTAGGAAACGATCGCTTCGTCACGCACTCACGAGGTAAATCAAACGAATCTCTGGTTCCTTTCTGTCTACACGCGCGTAGTGCTGACGCAGCTGATCAGTAATCTGTTTCTCAGATAACATGATGATCAGTAATCTGTTTCTCCTATGTAGAACTCTAATGCACCGAGTGTCGCGCGCGTGGCCATGTGCGCATAGTTTAGGAACTTGTCTTCACGGGTTCACGAACTTTCTTTAAGAAAGATTGAACGAAGCGCGAGGATCATTGTCACGACGACATTCTTAAAACTTTTTTAAGAAAAGATTGAACGTTTTGGCATCTCGCCTTGTCCTGAGCTATTGCAGCCGCAAATGTTCTAGCTAGTCTATGCTACGGATGGCCTCTATGGCCGGCCGGGCCTAGTTTCTGTATTGTTCCAGGGCTCACAATCCATAAACCGCTGTCTCAAGATTTGTTTGTTCTCTATGAGAAGAAGAAAAGGTAACAATGGAAAGCTCAAGGTGCAGGTAGCGCCGAGGAACGCTGAGTACAAGATCACACCTGAGGCCTTGATAGGAGCAGTGAGGTTCATGGCGCAATATCTGGCAGACGACACCGGGTTAGCGATCTCGAAGACGCTAGTGAAGGCATGCAAGCAGGTATTAGGGATTTATAGTGATCGCCAGAAGATATGGCATCTGCCTGAGGGCTATGAGGGACGTCTGATAGCGATTGGGGTAGATCCAGTGACGTGGTTTATCAAGGACAGGAAGAAGCTGGCCAGAGCGTGGGAACAGCTATTGACGAGTGGTGCACTTGACATTGAACTACAGCGTCAACGCAATTTCGCTGATTACGAGCCGCCTCAAATGGAGCCGTTAGGTTGTACAGATCATGAATGGGGAAGACAAATAGCAGGAGCTGGGAAAGAACCGGCTATACCACCTGGGCAGCAGGCAAATGGCCACCTAGAGAAGCAGATAAAAGATTATTTATTTGACAGATAAAAATAAATCACTTGACAAGCTAGGTGGGTTGTGATTAATTGCGTTTATATGGAAATCCAATTAGCAAATAAGTTCAGAAAAGAATACGATCCGTTCCATGGCGGATATCATGAATTCGGGTTTTACCGGATCCTGGAACGCTACCTGGACGGCAAGTTTGTCAATTACGCTTGTGAACACGCTGGGCTTGTGTTTGCGCATGCGGATCTATTCGAAGAAGCTGTCGAGAAATGTCAGCGGCACGGGAGGCCGTTTAACCGATGAGAACACTTATTCAACAAATAAAAAACGATTTTGCTGCCAGTTATTGGCTACAACACGCATTAGAGACAGCGTTAAGGCGCGACCCGGTTGACGCACTAAATGATGCTGAAATCCTGGTCCTGGCTTTAGAACAACGACTAAACGATGAAAGCGCTTAACACTCTCCAGTTCGTCATTTTCGGTAGCTTCTGCTGCTTGATAGGCTACGCTCTAAACGAGTTCACACCTAAACAAGAACCTTCACTCACTAACGCGCAGCTCGAACAAATCGTGGAAGCAGCGCAATTCCTGGAGCACAAATGAGTCCTCTTGTAACGCTTTTCTGTATCGCTCTTGCCATATTTGCGGGGCTAACAGTTTACGCATTTTGGAAACAATGAATATGAACCAGTACATCTATAGCGAGAATAGCGACCGGATCTACGCAGGCGACTACATCCGCCTAGTGGACGGGAGATTGGAAGGGTGTGGAGCGTTCGAGAAGTACACCGAGCCAGAGCTACTGCGAATAGCTGACCACCTACACGAGTACACGGTTCATATTCGATGGCACCAGGAGGCAATATGAGTGAACAATGGTTAGCATCCTGGGATTTGTTTTTCTTTGGATGCGGATTCGTTTGCGGACTTGGTGTTTGGTTACTCTTTAGCTGGAGGAGATAGAAAATCATGAGTGAGCGATGCAGACAATGTGGTAATCAATGTCCCCCTGACTGGGAGCTCTGCCTTGAGTGTGCTGCGGACAATGCGGACACTGAGGCGCGAGTAAACGAGTATTTAGACGAAAGAGAGCTATGAATCTGGACACTATACGGCTTGAAGAGCTCCCTGAGGGGGAAATCCATTCACGGTATACCGTAGTGAGTCCTGGAGTCGTGGCGTTTCAAGTGTTGTGCGCAGATGGACTTTGGCGCACAGTAATTGACCCGAAGGACTAAGAAGCGCTCAAGAGCCTAGTACGCGTTTAGTCGCGAAATCCCAGCCTTTAATAACCATCGGGGCCTCGCCTAGCACAATCATGTAGGTGGCTAGAGCGAGGCCTTGTGTATTAAGCTGGCGTGCCACAGCGTAGGTCAAATCAATCGCGTTGTGGGTACTGGCAGTAGGCCCAGCATCCACAATAGGCATTCCGATGTCTGTGTGGCCGCCAGAATCGATTGTGACCAGCGGCTGGTTATTTGATACCCAGTGCAGCAAAGTCATGGCGTGCTGAGCCCACGCGGTGGCTATGCCCATGGTCTGCCAATCATCGTAGCCCAGGAACGTCGAAAGCATCACCTCCCGGGGCAATGAGCAGCCCACTAGGGTCCGGCTTCTGGTCTGATAATCCGCATTGCTGGCCGGGTTAATAAAAAAGCCGATGCCGTTATCACCTGAATCGATGGAGCCATCCCAGTTAAGTCCGAACATGGTAGCATTCCCCGTCACAGCATAGGGCGGGTCGAGGGTAACCGTGTGGCCGGGGGAGGGGACGGGGACCCCAGGCCCGGGAGAGGGAAGAACCGGACCTGGGGTATCTAACGTGAAGGAGCCACTAAACCCGCTCGCCTTAATGGCGTCAAGCTCAACCTGAGTGAGCGAGAGCTTCATTTCTCAGGCTAATGGTGGGCGAATTGGAAGTGCCCAAGCTAGCGGTGGTCGAACTGGAAGCGATGAGGCTGAGCCGCAGCGAATATACTTAGTTGCTGCGGCCGACGGAGACGCTTTAGGGGCAGCCTTACCCGCTTTGTGCGGCCGCATCGCCCACTTAATAGTATCTGGATCAACAGACACACTCATCTCAATAGCGTGCTCATCGCCTTTGCCTTTCCAAACGATCCGCGCCATCAAGGCGTCACCATCAACATGATTCAGAATCCCGACCTCGGGAGTGTCAGTGCCGTCGCTACTGTCTTTCCCTACCGTAAACATCACAAGATCCCACTCTTGGAGCTTATCCACTGACTCAACCGCAGAAAAATAGGTGCTGTAGGCATAGGTTGATCCGGGCGTTGGCATATCGAAGCCGTTCTTTTGATAGGTATAGAATATCCAGGCTAAAACCGGATTATCCCCTGTCTGTTCATCAAAATTCCTAGGGTCGTCACTCGGGTCTTTCTTTTCGTAGGCATACGAAACCCCGATTAGAACAGCAGCGGCAGTACAGATGACCGCAGCTCGAATGGTAGAGAATTTCATGGGTTTGACGCAGGAATATTTGACTGTGGAAGAGTTACTGGAAGAACACCGACAGGAGCCGCCGTGTTGATATGCGGTAGCCCGTTAGCCGCTAGCTGGGAAGCTAGTTGCGCCTCAAGGAGTGCGACCCCCTGAGCGCCAGCCTGCAAGAGGATCGGCATGAGGGTTTGAGCTAGTTGACCTATTAATGAAGCGAGAAATGGATTCATGCGAATTGATCTACTTGTTCAGGTGGTTTGTCAAATTGTGTCGGCGTAAGGCAAATTGACTTTCTTTTCTTCTTTAGGCTTCTCTGAGGGCTTTGGCCGGCGCCAGGCATGGTAGCGGTTTACCCAACCCGTGCCACACCGGTCACATTCGCCATTGTAATCCCAGTACCGGCCGGTTGAATTGAGTTGTGGAGCTATGCGCCAGGTCGCGCCGCAGGAGCAAACAAACTCCTTTGGCCCGAGCATCACTTTAACCGTGAAGTCTTTTTCCTCGGGGTCGTACCAGCCGTCAGGTCTCATGCCACCTTATTAAGCCAGTTCACGAACCGGCGCACTGATTGGTTTCGGTTATTCGCCTCGCACCACGATTTGAATTTCCACGCCTCTTTAACGACGTCAATTCCTTTGTAAGCCGGATTGGCAACCAGTTCTTTAAGCACTGCAGCCGTCATCATCGGGCCTCCGCGCCTATTTAATTCGGCCGACCGAAGCATTTGCTCCCATTTCTTGATCGTTGGCGGAGCATTTTGCATCTTGGCGATCTCTAATATCTCTTTGCAGATGGCAATCCGTGTTTGCGCTAAGTTCATCTTTTTATCTCTCGTTGTTCATGATTCGCAGTATTTCAGCATCTCTTTTTGGTCATCAGGAGATGACTCTTGATTTTTATCTAGTTCAAATTGGAGGATTTCAGCTTGCAACCTGCACTCGTGCGCTTCGTCCCGGAAAATGGAAGCCATAATTAATAGAACCGCTCTAAAGCCTATTCGGTTAAGTTCTTCGCGAAGATAGTCTTTAAAATATTCACTTGGAGTTGTCAGTTTGCGATCTTCAGCTTTCATTATTCTTCCCATCCTTTCTTTAACCAATGTTGGTTGATCGACATTATCTCCCGTTGGTTCCCAAAGCGGACGTCGAATATCCCGGTCCCGTTCACTATCAAGGGTAATCCGTCCGGTCCCATTACAGGTCGGTCATGCATGTCGGTCGCCACGAAACAGCCCCAGGCTTCCGTTATTATCCCATTTCCGTGCTCAGGTGTGTGCACCTTATCCCCAATTACGTAACCTCTCCGAATCTTGGAATATTTATTCGCCGCCCGAGCATTCATTAATGCTACGTCAGGCAATGTTTTTTGTTTTTTCATGGAATTTCTCTTTATCCTGCGCCGCTCATTCTTTTCAGCAGTCCATACCGCTGGATGTTTCGCCGAGGAAGCCCTTGAACTAGCCTTGCCTTTCGGTGTTTGCCTCCAAAGACGACTTTCTTCCCTGTGTCGTTTTCGCCATTCCTCGGCCTTTTCCCCTTTTCGCCTCATCGTAGTAATGCGAGCCGCCGAGCTTCGATTCGCATGGCTTCTGCTGTAAGTTTTCGCACTTGGCGCGGTCGCAACGTTTCGAGCGGGATCGACTCCAAAGGCAATTGGTCGCGCAGCATACGTCTGAATTTCTTAATCCTGCTCATAGGTCATCATCTCCGTCTAACCATTCAAGGCATTCCTCACATGCGCCGTACTCAAAAGGTTCTTGTTGAAAGGCTCCGCACCAAAAACAATATTGGTCTTCGCTCATAACCACCTAAATAACTCAGGGATTTCCATTTGACAAGCGGATTTCTAGGCCTTAGGTGGTTGCCCACATAATGAACGAATTACCTGACTCCTTTCCGGATGACGAAATAGTAACCCCCTCAGCTCTTGAGGCAATCGCCCGAGCCGACATCAATCAACAGATCGCAACGGCAAAGCGTTGGCCCCGAACCCGAGATATTCATAAAATGCAGGAACGGATGATTGGCATGGCATGTTACAGCACCGAGGCTGCGGCTGAGTGTTTTTATGCTGTCCCGAAAGCTGGGCTAACGCTGTACGGTCCGAGCGTCCGATTAAGTGAAATAGCGGCCTATTGTTGGGGAAATCTCTACGCAGTCAGCCGGATCGTAGACATTAATCCCGCGAGCCGGATCGTAACCGCTCAGGCTGTTGCGTGGGACCTTGAGTCAAACGTCAAGGAGGGTATAGAGTACACGCAGCGGATTACTATCAAAGGCGAGGACGGGATCAAGATCGCCACACTGGCCGCAATCGCTCTAGCTGGCCGCAACGCGAAACTGAAGGTGGTTCCACGTGTTATCTGGTACCCAGTCTATGAGCGGTGCCTAGCCACGGCTCGCGGGTCCGCTATTCCGCTAGGTGCTCGGGTAGCCGAGATGATCAAAGCTTTCGCCGTGTTCGGCGTTACCATAGACCGCATTCTGTCAAAATTAACCTATGAAGCAATCAACCAAATCACCGAAGACGACCTCCAAATGTTGCGCGGCTACTACACCGCAATCAAAGAAGAGGCGAGCAGTGCAGAAAGTATCTTCCCAGTTATGGGGAAAACTAGCACAACCACAGAACCCAACAGAGAAGCTTCTAGCGGACCTACACCAGAGCCTAGCGCTTCTAGGCGCCGCGGTCGTCCGCCTGGATCACGACGGAATGATGCAGGTGATGCCACCACACCAAGCCAGGAGTCTGATGATCCAGGTCAACCAACTCAGCAAGGAGCTATACCTCCAGTATCTGAGTCCATTCAACCCACCAGCGCCCAACCTCCAGAGCCGCCGGAAGACAGCAAAGCCAAAGTCATAGCCGAACTCCGCGACCTCCTAGCGACCAACCAGAAAAGCGAACCAGGGCTGATGGCGAAAATGCAGGAGTGGGGTTTTGCAAAGAACTTGGACACTCAGCCGATTACGCTAGACGATTACCCAGAAAACACGCTCGTCCAGGTTGCCGCTAAGTGGGAGAAGATCCAGGATAAGCTGCGATGAAAGAACTACTTAAATTTGTTAGCAATGACGGCACGTGGGTTATTCAAGAAAATACGAATGGGGGGATAACGTTGGAACGAGAGGTCCCCATGAGCCTGATGCCGAATAAGATATCCTTCACCAAGGAAGATTTTGGCTCCTTAATCGGGTTACTGGGGAAGTTCGAACAAAAACTTTATGCTTCGGGCAAGTGAAGTCTGGCGAGTACGCCATTGTCTAGCTAGTGTGCGGCTTAGTGAAGAGGTTAAGGACACACCGCAAGAAGCACCGATCGGCGAGATGGCCGAACGCGGAACCGCTGAGCACGAGGAGTTAGCAACGGGCAAAGATTCCTATCTCCAACATCTAGCGGCCAAGGAAATCGAGGCGTGGGCAGAAGGACACTCTTACAAGGTCTATGTTGAACAAGAACTCTATCTACGCCGCGATGATCTTGTGCCCTATTTTGTCGGGCACCCGGACCGGTATGTGATCCGGGATGATCATGCGCTGCTAGTGATTGATTTCAAGACGGGTCCAATCTTAGAACTCGACTCCTGGGCTGATCAAATTAATAGCTATTTTGCGCTCATTTATGAGGCTCATGGATGCCCTAGTAAGATAAATCTAATAGTTATCAGCAAATATCACGGTGTCTTTAGGATTATTGCCGATATTGCCGACGTAGTTACAAAGGTTATCGAGCAAATCGCATTTCTCACTCGCCACACAGGCGACAGAGTTCAGCCCCTCCCCGGGGCTTGGTGCCGCTATTGCCCAGCCCGCCTAATATGTCCGGTTGCCGAGAAATATAATACTCCATTGGTTCTTTCCGGCCAACCTTTGCCGACTGGCGAAGCTGGCGCGGAAGTGCTCGCTCGGCTTCACATTCTCAAAAAGCTTGTTGCAGAAAAGATTAGCTACTACGAGGATCTGGTCCGCTTTCAGGGCCCCGAGACATTGGCTAATAAGTGGGTAGTAGGTAAAGGTAAGCGCATTGGTGAGATATCCTCGCTTACTAAAGCCCTCCCGCTTCTCTCCCAGCATTTCAGCCATTTTATGATGACCGCCTCGTTACTGGAAGCGGTCGGGACGGTTTCTTATGCTAAGCTGCGCGACCTTTTAGCCAAGGAGAAGGGTTATAGCGCAAAAGACGCAGAAGAAGCGCTCAAAGACATCCTGGGAGAACTGCTGACTTTCAAGGAAACTAAGGGGTCAATCGAAGAGGCGCCGAAACAAATCGAATGAAAAATGAAATTTCATCCGTGTCCATTTTGTTTTGATCCACATGCCGATAAATCTCTCCACGTTATCTCTGTCACACCTACGCCAGGCACGCGGTCCGACTTCGCTGTTACTTGCGACAAATGCGATTGCCTTGGTCCCTGGGCTTTTACAAGAAAAATAGCTATAGAACTCTGGAATTATGCCATCACCCGAACCGAACCCGATGAGAAAACTGCAACCCGGTTACGACGTTCAGTACTGCGATCACGAAGGCCAAAAAATCGTGACGCCCAAAAATCCAAAGGTGAATCCGTTTAGCCTGCTGTTTACTGCCTATCTGCTAAGCGAGATTATATCGAATCAGCTTAACCCGGGGGAACTGGATCCATCTCCAGAAATCGATCAATGGTTGATCCCCTTCACTCACCATATAGCGCGCGCGCTACAAATGGACCCAGAGAATCTCTGCGACTTACTGCCGCAGTTCAGTAAACTGAATGGAGTTTTCACCTATATGTCTGATGGAGTTAGTAACTCATTCGGGATATGCCGCTCGCTAGAACCAGCTCACATCGTCGCATTTATCGAGAACGGAATAAAGCAGTTATATGAAGGCAGGACCAATACTACCGAGCCACATCCTGGACAAGATGAGTCCTGAGGACAGGAAAGAGCTAGGTAAGGCTGGCGAGTTGCCGAGCGAGGTAGCCGCAAGACTAGAACGGAAAGCCGAGCGAGTGCTCCGTAAGCAATGCCTCTCTTTTTGTGCCAAGCACGGTTTTTGTGTAGGCACAGCGCGCGATGATCGCCGGAGCACCTATACTGTCGGGTGGCCAGACCTGACTATTATCCTGCCGGGGCGCGTGATATTTGTTGAACTCAAGACGGCAGTAGGAGTCCTTTCGGACGAACAAGATGTCATACTAAAGGAATTAACGCTTGCCCATCAGGTCGCAACGGTTATACGTTCGTACGAAGCGTTTCTCTCTTTGATGAGGCATTATTTGGGGAGGACAATAAACTGAAAGCCCGTTTTTTATACACCATAATCGGCGAAGCATACGTCTATTATCACCAATGGGAACGGCGTTACGACGGCAACGAGATTTGGTTCAAAGCTATCAATCACGATATTTGGTGGAGATGGCAATAATGGAAGCTAACATTTACAAGCCCTGGACAATCGAAGCTGAACCATTTGGCGACCCCGGCAACATCACTTGGCTTATACGCGACAGCCGAGGCACCGTGATCGCGTTAGTGGATACCGAGGCGGATGCCGTCTACATCTGCTCTCGCGTCAATATGATCCAAGAATACGATCAATGGAAACCGTGGAACCCTACCAACTCTTGACCGTTGTTAACGGGTTCACGTAGTCGATGAAGTGGTTATTATCCGGGATCATCAGGTCCGGATTATTGTTGATCTGTTTCGCGTACAATTCCATAAACCAGCCCAGGTTGGTCTTAACGATATCGATCGTCTGGGAATAATCAGTGAATGTATGCGCCATCTGATACCCAGCAGGATTAGTTAGGGTGTTGGCTAGCATGAATGCGTAAGGGGGCCCGCTGGTCTCGTTGACGAAAACATCAGCGTTATTCCATTTGATCCCGAATTGGTTCCCGGCTTGCGCTTTCCCTGCGTTTGAGGCCGCGATCGCTAGGGTATCGCTCTCGGTTGGGAACGTCACTCCTAGATAGTTGGCGATCAGTTTAGTGTTCGGGAACGCTGCTTGCCACATGGCTAGGATCTGGCTGAAGGCATTATTCCACAACTGGTTCCCGGTGACCCCGTTATAAGTGGTCGCGGCCAGTGTCGCGTTATCGGTCGAGCTCAAGCAGAGCTGCATGAAATGGTCTTTACCCCAGCCGGCCATCGTGACGTAAGCAAAGAGCGGGTTCGTATCATAGCGCGCCCCAAACGCTTTGATAAACGTCTTTAAGACTGCTTGGTACTTAGTATCCCACGGTGCCGGGTACACGAGCCCGGTTGAACTCGTGAAGGTCGTCATGCCGGGCGTAGCAAACACCCAAGGGGGGCAATCGATCCCCATTGATACCAGGACACTGAGCCGCTTGCCCATCTGGATAGCCAACTGCACAGCAGCATCGACGTAACTCCAATCGTAGGTGGTGGCATTAAGCGGCTGGATCGCTGACCAATTACGCCGGTGTGCAGTCCCGTTTATCCCGATTGTCGTGTAGCCGACTTCACCTTGGAGCTGATCGATACGCTCGTTAAACCCGAGAAGCTGCCAGAGGCCGGCTGGCTGATATTTGCCGTTTGTTGTGTTCGGGATTGCCACTTTGTCTGCTCTTATGTGTTTGTGTCTAGGCACAAGTATTGATTGCCATCAGGTTACTATAGCTTATCCTCGACCTTGATGAAACTTCTTGTTGCTCTCGCTGCTTCCTTACTGGCCTGTCTCGGGCACGCTCAAACCGTAAGCGTAATCGGTAACACCGGCCAACCCACAACCACTGCAGGGAAAGTGCCGTTTCTACTTTCAGGAATCACGGTAGATGGATCTAATAAAATTTATACTGTACATGACTGGGACGAAGCTCAGGTCACTATTCGAGTCTGGGACCCGTTAACCGGCAAAGTGTTATCTGGTTCCGGGCATGTGGTACCAGAACTTTGCGAAACGATCGCAGTCGAACCGGATGGCAGTTACGCGTACGTAGGCAGTTGGCACGGAACAGAGAACCCGCCGAACTTCAGCTTGGATATCTGGAAGGTCAGAATGACAGGGACTCCGATCGCTGTGAACTTCACAACTGCTGGGCAAAAGATCCAAGTCGATACTGGAAGCGCAACCGGATTGTTACCAATAGTTCTATCAGGGAATGATCTCTGGGTGGCGGATCATGACGGAAATAAGCTTCTGGAGTATGACAAGAACACCGGTTCATTGCTTCAGACAATCTCGGTTCCATCGCCGCTTGGGCTTGCCGTTGACGGATCTGGTAATATTTGGGTTAGCACTAATCTTACCAACATCAATGTTTATTCGCCGAGCGGCACGCTTTTAGGAACACCGATCACCAATCGAGTGAATATCTATTGGCTAGCAATCAATGGAGCAAGATTAGAAGTCTGGGACTCAAGCAATGCAGTTATCTGGGCTTATACAATCTCTGGGGTCACGGCCACCTATATCAATTATGTCGGGTTATTGGAAACACCAGGGGACCCGAATACGCATCGGTTTAGTAAGTACGGAGCGATCGCCCTGGATAGCAATGGTCATTTAATCATCTCGAACCATATAGGGATTAGTGGTGCCGGAGGGTCCCGCCTAGAGTCGCTTCAGGTTTCCAATTACGGCGCGATTTGGAAAGTTACCGACACGGAATTCTCGAGCAACGCTGCCTATACGAGTGCGAATCCGAATCAATTGCTTTCGTCAAATCGGCAAGCCTATTCAATTAATCGCACCACCCAAACCTCGGCATGGTTAGGTTGCGGCCAAAGCGACACTACCTATTGGGGAGCAATAAATGCAGCCGACGGGCAGATCAAAGCTCTCACGCTCGGCGGTAATGACTTTTTGTTTTTCCCTCACACTTGGAATGGATGCGCAATTTACCGGGTTATCCCCCAAGCTGGCATAGGACCTAAATTACAATTGGCATCATGCCTTGGACTAAGTAATCCAGGGGCAGATGGTTCATTTAATGGCTCGATGTGGATGTGGTCCTGGCAGGACACGACAGGAACAGATGTTGTGCCTAATGGTCCCGGACTTACCATCGACCAGAGGCCACCAAACGCTACGGTGCAGGTGTCCATTATATCAAACGTAGTAGACGAGCAGGGGACAATCTGGCTCTCCCTGATTCAAACCTATGCTCCTCCATTTACGGAAGATTCAGCCGTTTGGAAGGTACCGCTTAATTCGATCAATTCGGCTGGTAATCCCGTGTATCATTGGGCAGATAGGACCGAAGTCATTTCGGAATCAACCTTGCGAACAGCGTTTAATCAACCACGCCCGGCGACATTAAACGTCATGCAAGTGACCTACAGCCCGGTTGATAACCTGATCTATACGTTGCTCTATATCCCGGCCCTACCGGGAGCAGCCCAAAATGGAGGGACGATCTGGATGGCTGGCGATGTACTGGCTGCCTGGACGCCATCCGGGATGCTTGTCTGGTCTACTATTCCTACATATCTCACAGTCGGCATGACGTGTGTCAGCGGCGGTAGCGGCGTGTTAATCGGCCAGAATGTTGATAACTCGGGAGCTGTAAGAGGTGGAGTAATCCACCGTTATGCGTCAAATGGCGTGCTCCTTGCCACTTATATGCCACCAACGCCTCAATTTGGTACTGTAGGAACGTCGAACAACCCAAGCGGTCGTTTTGATGAGTTCGGAGCATTGAACGCACAGAAAGCACCTAATGGGACAATCGATATTTTCGCAGAAGACAATATTAACGGACGCGTGTTCTGGTACAATCAACCGTAACTAGATTGCCCAGATTGCAGCGTTGATATTACCGGTTGACGTGCCAAAAGCTGGAATACTGACTCGGACCTGGCTAATTGGTCCCGGAATATAGATAAGCGGGGGGACTGTTCCAAACGCAACAGAAATAGGGTTGGCTACTTGCGGGGAACCAATCTGAGTTGGTGTCAGGTATAGAGAACCTTGTGGACTAAAAATCTGAATACTAACCGAGAGATTTGCCACCCCAAGCGCCGTAGCGTCTAAAAGCACATTCCAAAACTTGGCTTGCGGAGCGATCAAGGTGAGATTTCCGGCAGCAGAGAAGACATTAAACACGAGTTGAGCGACATCCTGGACGTACATAATTTTAGCTCTGTATTGTTGCGCTTAGTTCCATGAAGCTCCCTCCAGCACCTGACGCACCACTTATATTGATCCGTAGGCCCCGGAATGTGCCTGGGATTGGGTTATTATAAACCGTAGCCTGTACAAGAGTGATGGGAGCAGGCATCACGAGCGAACGCCAAGTGCCGTCTAAGCCCAAGGCTTGGAATGTTGCGACCCCTGGGGTTGCGGTAACAGCCAAGATGAAGTATGCGCAATTAATCAGGAGAGGACCATAATAGGCCGACGGCTGTGGCGGGATCGTGCTCAGCCCTGTCCCGCCAACCTGAATAACAGCAAAGTTACTGTTAAGGTTTGTCGATGTGTTAACGCCGTAGTTAGAAATTGCCTGCTGACTCATTCGGCTACTCCTCCCGGCTCCGGTCTAATAGCGAGTGCATCAACGAAATCGTTCTCTCGACCCTCTCCTGATTCGTCTCGTCGCTCGCCAGCATCATCAGGTCCTGTTTCAACTCCCTCACCCTCTGGAATGGCGTATCCGTCGAAATCTTCAGGCGCAAGCTCAGGCGTTCCAGGCTCGATTTCGGTAGGAACGACTTCATTCTCTCTTTGAACAACAGGCTCATTTTCGTCGGGTCCTTTGTCTATCTGGGCAATTAAATGAATTGTTTCTTCGAGTTCATTACGCGTCGCTTCTAGCCCAAGTTTTAGAACTATATCACTAATCCGCTCGACCGTCATACCAGCCTCGCGCGCAAGCTTGACGATGCCGCGCCTAGCCCAGGCTGGAAGCGGCGGGATACTAGAGATCCGCGTCTGTTTCTGTTTCTTCATTTCCTCGCCTTCACTTCGTCCCGTAACGCAGACACTTGTGCCTCGATAGTAGTTATCCGTTCGCCCATCCCACCGATCTTTTCGACCACGTTCATGTAAGAAACAAAGATGGAGCTGATCATACCCAAGGCCATGATAAACACCACTATCATGGTCAAGATATCCCCTAGTCTGACCCGGAGACTAAATCCGTTCTGCTTTTCATCCATTTTTCTGCAACTCGATTAGAGCCTGGAACGCCTTATCGTGACCTGTTTGCGTCGGGAGCCCAGGAATTTTGGGATCATTATGGTAAGGGCCGGCTAAAATCTGATCTACGTAATGGGAATGATCAAAAGCGGGATGTAAATACGCCGTCAATTTAGTCCCGAATGTGGTGAGAACTACGTAGAATCCAGGCTCTCTGGTCATTTCCGATTACTGCGCCGCATCTGGCGTCCACGACCTGGGATGCTGCGAACGAAATTCATCATAGGTCGCCCGACATCAGCGACCTTGTCCCTGCCAGGCATCACTTGACTCACCGGCGGTTTATAGGTTGGCATATTATTTCCCCTTCTTTTTCTTTTTCTTGCCCTTTGATCGCAGCGTGCCCGATATCGTGTGATAATCCGGGCTGCCACCGTAAATCTTTGGATTAGTTACCGCCATATTTGCTCCCTAGTGTTGATAAAGCTGGTACTCTGACATGTATCTTTGTTGTGCCGGGATCATGCCATTCTCTGGAGAACAGTCCGGACCGATAGCGGGGAATGGCAGTGTTTCCGGCCACCAAGAAGGCTTTACGCCATCGGCATAATATAGCGAAGACGGTAAAGAAGTAATGTTCCCCGGTTGTGCCCAAACACGAATGTACTGAATTTTCATGTTTGTCGTGTTGGTCCAAGGTTGATTGTTGCCTGGATCTGTTCCCCAGTTTTGCTGGTCGGGCCAGCCGCCACCCTCGGCAAAGTTGGCCAAAATATACATGAACCCTTGATCACCTGAACCGCTCAAGCAGTTGAACACTTCCACGCCATCGAGATAGGCATGGATCAAAGTCGGGGTGACAAGACAACTGAATATGTGCCAGCCAGTCGAGAGATCGCTGGCCGCCTGGACGGTCGTGAATCGATTAGGATGAGTCGCATCAGTCGGTGCGGTCGCTCCGTTGTAGTTGTGGATGTTCACGTGGTACTTGGTATAGTCCACCGAATACCCTTCCATGATGTCGATCTCGGAGTAGGCATTTGGGAAAATATTCCCTTGATCAAGTAACCAGAATGCTGGCCACAAGCCTTGCGCATTCGGTGGACTGCCCGCGGTCACTGGCGGCAACCAGATCTTAGCCTCGAAATAGCCATACTTTGCTGCGAAGCCGTGCCCGGCCGGATCTACTGAGCATATTAGCCCGCTGAAGTCACCCACGCTATTCGAGCTCGTGCGCACATCCGAATGGAACATTGGGATATCTAAGTAACCGTCGGCGAGCGGCCCAGCAGCAGGCGGTCCTGGCGGGAATCCAGCAGTAGCGGCATCAGCGGTAAATACATTAGGGAACTTGTCCGTTCCATTATTACCTATGCTGTCGAAAAAGTATGTTCCGTCGGGCTTTTGATCGTACCAGCGAGGAGCATTCGGATAACGAGCGACCGTGCCGTGCGTAATCCACTGAGTATCAAGCGCGGAGCCTTCGTTAAACTCTTCGTCAAATGCTAAAGCGTATCCGCTCGGCAAAGTAACGACTGGGGAAGGTCCTCCAGGTGGCGTAGGACTGGGGGTAGGCGTTGGAGTCGGAGTAGGAGTAGGCGTTGGGGTGGGTGTTGGGCTAGGGCTGCCGACGGTGATGCCGTAAAAGCCGGAGGTGTGCAGCCCGTAGGTGCCAGGCGCAACAGTTTGGGTGCCTGGTTGGAGCTCGATGGTTCCCGGAGTCGGGGTGGGCGTCGGGGTCGGGCTCGGAGTTGCGCCATTGACACTAAACGTGGTGGTCCCCGGAGAAAATGGGTATGACAAAAGGACGATGGTATTGCCCTGGTAAGTCACCCATTGACTGCCATTGACTAAAGTCGAAGTAACTCCACTTGGAGTAGTTGCCGTCACCTTCATTGAATCCAAGATCCCTACGGACGGCCAGGACACCCTCGCATTGATCACGACAGACGCCGCATTCTTTACGCTGGCCGCCGAAGTGCTTCCCGAATCCGTGAATGTCCCGGTGATATTGGTGCCTGCTCCGGGATCGGAATAGCCAGTATTGACGTAAACAGCGTTGCTTTGAGCAAGGGCGATCATTACGCCAAAAAAGAGCGCGACCGGCAGAAGGAAAATTAAGCGTTTCATTTGGTTTTACCGAATCGACAAAATAGCGTGAGACAAGCGGCCCCGACGGCTCCAGCCACAATCCGGACCGGAGTCGGCTTATTCATCATCCAGATCGCTACCCCTGAGATCGTTGATAAAGCCATCAAACTCTTTAGCTCGTCCTGAACCCATACCTCCCATGCTATTTGGGAAAGCGTTTTGGATCTGTCTGAGTGATTCGAGTTCGCTTGGGGTCGGGTCTCGCGAAAGTCCTGCCCCGTAAGTTGGTCTAGTTCCGATTGTAGAGAGTCGTCGTCTGACATAAACAAGTATTTTTGTGACCTTTTCTAACTCGTCAAAGTCCATTAGTTCGGTCACTTTTTCAAGGTTGCTGGTCTTTTCCTCAATTTCAGCGTGTGCTTCCTCGAATTCGCCGTCGGCCACCAGGAAGATCACCAGGGCCTTGAGCGCCTTAGCTTGACCTACGAAATCCATTACCCCGGCAAACTGATGATAATGCCGACGATATAGGTCAATCATCTCAGCGCTCATTGGCTCCGTAGGTATCGTGAGTAGGGCAGATCATTTCGCGGTGTTTCATGGCTTCCGGAACATCGGCGTTAGTATTCGTGGATGACCATGTAACTCTCTCTACTAGCCTTTGGCCACAAATCCGACAATATCCCAAAGGGAAAGGTGGCCAAGCAAAGTCTAAAGTGTTCATTGGTCAGGCTCATTAAAGGCTGCTTTGGTTTTCTTGCTCGCTAGGGGCCAATATTCGTCTAATTGCTCTTGGTTCATCTTGCGCAGCAGCATGAGTTGCCGGTCCTCGGTCAGATCTCTGAAATCGGTATGAGCAATTGGCTCGTCAGCGTGTTTGCGGGCTAGCTTCAGCATATGTTGATCTGCGCCGTGCGCTATGTAATCCTCCTCGGTCTTAGCGATTAGGTCCTGATCGTCACCTTGTAAGGCCTTCATGTAGCTGGATTTAGCGTCCATTTTAGCAGCTTCATTCAAGGTCGGATGGAATTGCGACTGGTCCCGCTTCATAGTCAGGATCTCGTTTTCGAGCCCGGTGCGCGTAGTCCAACCTGGTGCTTGCTGGAAGCCCATGAGACCCATAACCACTTGTTTTGGTTCGTTTAGGGTACCCCTCTCATCGAATAACCCCTGGAATGAGATCGGTTCCAGCATGTCTTTGCCCAGGTAAGCAGCTACTTGTCCGGTTCTCTCCCATAACCTTTGGAAGAACGGATCCCGTGTATCATTCCATTGGATGATGTCTCGCCCCATGAAATCCTTGTTGTTCATGACATGGAAAATCGCGGCAAGCCCAGGATTCATCTTGTTCCCAAAATAGCGGCTCAAAGCGTTGACTTCCGCCATCCCTGGGGTGGCGTTCTTCTGATGTTCTTCCATAGTGTGCTCCCAGATACTCGCCCATTCGCTGGTCCAGTATGGTGTACGCACTCGCTCAGCTTCGCCGTTTGGTTTTCTGCCGACCTTCGGGAAAAACCAGTCCATTGCCTCATTAGCTGAGCCCCCAACAAGCTGACTAATGGCCCCCATCGAAAGAATCGACATTAAGTGATAATTCACCCCGTACATTAAACGATTCGAGAGGTTTGGAGCTCGCCCTTCCGCGCCCTTGGTTTGCCAGTATTTCATGATCTGGTCAGCATGGGCAAGGTTATCAGTTAGATCGACAAGCATCCCGCCTTGCACCCGCCAAAAACCTAGGTTCCAGCCCATCGAGAGCGGTAACGCTAGCCCTAACATTTTCCAGTTCTTGTTCCAAAAAAGGTTGTCATACGCCATCTCACCGAATCGGCCTTCAGTCTCTATGCCGATATTAGACATGTCGACTTTCCAGTTCAGGGAGCCCCGGTAAGCTTCACCGTGTTTCTGGAGCAGAGTGTCGCGACGTGCAAGAAAGGCGGATATTTTAGCTAGAGGGATAACCCTTCCGAACATGAACTCTTGGTACGGCTCAGCTTTTGCAATCGCATAGCCGACAGACAAGGCATCTCGCACTTTCGCCATGTTCGCGCCATTTTTAAAGATCGCATCACTCATCTGACTGCGGCGTTCTGTCCCCATGAAAGGCATAAGCCCACCCGCCAAGATATCGCTTAGATCAGTTTTTAACTTATCAGGGAGCTTTTCCCAACCTTTACCCGTTCGAAGCACGTCGAGCAGGTTATGATAGGTCCGATAAGCGTCTGCCATCGGGAAGACACCGCCCACAACCGGGATAGATGCCTTAATAGCGTCCAAAATATCTTTCCCTGTCGCGGTCCCCTGGAGCGAGCGTTGCATTGCGGTCGTAACGACCTCGCTCGCGCTAATACCTGCAATATGGATCGGGTGAAATACACTGAACGACAGTTTCACCCCGGTCGTGCCTTTAAACGCCCGCGCGAAGACGATCGCAGGCATCGCCAGAGTGTTATAGATCGAAGTCATATCAAAAGCGTTATGGAGAACGCCTTCGACGCCCTTGCGGACATACCAAACCTTTTTATCCGGGGTAGAAAACCGGGTAAACCCGTTGCGGTTAGCGAGTGCATCGACCTCTTCATCATTGGCTTTGGCTGCCGATCTTACTGCTTCTGCCGGGATCGCCAAGTTAGACTCATGAAGAGACTCCATGGTCTGAACCTGCTCAATCGCTGTTATGGCCTGAGCATGGTAAGCCATTAAGTTACGTTCCGGGTTATAGCTTTTAGGCGTCAGCCCAGCAGCCTTGGCATCCGCGAGCGTAGGGAAATGCCGCGTTTTAGTAAATCCCGGGGGTCGCCACCCGTTTTGCCATTTCTCCATAAAAGCATTAACCTCGGTTTCCGTATTCTTAAACGCATGGCGGAAATAGTTGTCGATATGGCCAAAAGGGACTTTGTTCGCCCGTAACATGCTTTCGTCGTAATCGTACCCGCGCCGCACATAGTCGAACATCTTATCCATTGTGGCGTCACCGGTGGATTTGCCTTGTTCTCTTAATGTCTGATATTTTACGATTTCATCGTCTGTGTACTTGCGCCACTTAGCTTCACGGCGACCACTCTCATGAGGCTTACGAAAAATCTCGTGCATGTTATCATCCAAGAGAATCGCCTTTAAAAGCCCATACTGCATGGTGGTGCTTACGCGTGAGTTAGTCCCCCTTGTGAGCGCCTCGGTTTGCCTTGCGGCGCCTCCCCGTGCTCCGGGATCAAATGTCCTAAGGTATAAATCCACCCAATCGTTCACTAATTTTTGACTGCGGATCGATGCAACGGTGGATGAAAAGGCTTTGCGCACAGCGGGCAGACCAGTCCAATTCACGTCGCCCTCACGTCGCGCTTGTTCAGCGCGCAATTTCTTGAGCCGTTCGCGTTCTTCGAGACTACAGGGATTTACGGGCATGGGTTTTTAAGAATTTCCTCCATAAGCTCTTGATCCTCCATGTTCTCGATATCTTTCTTGGCACCCTCTTTTTCTGGCGGCCTTATCCCCATGTAATCATCCATTGTATTGGCTTCTACCTTCGGGGACTTTTGGGTTACAGCCTTTAATTGATCCGCTACCTTTTTGTTCTGCTTTGTAAGCTCTGGCTCTGCTAACAGCGTTCGGGCTTGGGTAGCATATTTAGCGGCGGTATCAAGGTCATCATTATCCCTTGCGTTCTGGGCTTTTTCTTGTGCCTCTTGGGCTGGGGGCCGGCGTGCTAAGGCTTGACTCGGGTGCGACGGCTCTTCTGGCTCAAAATGCCTAAAAACTCCACCCGGCCTAGCCGCGATATCTGGGGTGCTGAATGGATCTGCCCTTAATGACGCTTCTTCTGCCTCTGGATTAATCCCAAATTTCGGCTCTAAATAGATGGGTGCCTTTAATAGCGAGCCAGGTTTCTTTGTTCCGGCATCCTCGGCCTCGTAAGCCTTTCCCGCTTGTTCTTTTTCCTTAGCGTACCGCTCCGGGGAACCTTCTAAAGCGTATCGTTGACGTAGGGTATCGGTTGTTTCTAAGCCTCTAAGCTGGTTTCTCTCAGCAATATCCCCATATTCCGAAGGGGTGACTTCCGGCTGAATGGTTTCGCGCTTAATCTGGATAACGTCACCAGGATACTCTTCGGAAGGAGGACCAAGGTTTTGAGTGAAGCGGCGCGCCCCCCTGGTATCTGGTGGTTCTATCCCAACATTGCTTGGGGTTAAAGGCTCCATGGCGGCTAAAATCATATCTACCGCGTTCCGAGTTGCTTTTCGGTTCACTTCTGCGGTTGGATCGCCTGCAATAATTTTATTCGCTTCTTCCGGAGTCGCCGCAATAATATCGCTAGAGATACCCATTGCTTGACGGACCTCAGGGAGTGCTTTAAAACACCTGGACAAGCTCTCAACAGTGAGACCCAATGCCCGGCCAGTACCACCAATCGTCGCCATCGTAACAGATGCATCTAGAACCCCACTTAATGGATCACGCCCAGCCGCTACATTCTGAATCGCTTGATTTGTACCGCCGACTAACGCTCCTGTTCCTACCGACTCTCCTGTTTGAAGCGCGAGATGACCTACCCTATTCCAAAGTGTTCCAACAATTGCTGGACCTCCTCGAACAAACGCTAGGGCCATTAACTCGTTACCGGGAAACTGAAGAAGAGTCGCTTGATCCGCCCGCTGCCTCAGCTCATCAGCCGACATTCCCGGATTATTAGCCTGAATCGCTGCTTTATTCTCCGTGTATAGAGTGCTTGCGAGCCCAGTCTCGCGCCATACCGGGATACCAAGCTGAAACGCATCCGCTGGCAGCCGTGAGATCGTCCGCGCCCATTTCGCTTGACCCGGCGGGAGTTTATTCGGGGTTTGGGCGTCTAATTGCCCTACCATCTTGTTCAACCCGGCGATACTTTTCTCGTATTCGGCTTTCTTACCCAGAACCTCGTAGGCAGCGTTTAGGTCGCCTGACAATTGGATAGGATCATCTGAGGGCTCGTGCTGACTATTGGGCTGGTTCCAGGCTTGGTTAAAATCCCGAGTCCGTTGGTCAGGAGTCATCTTTTGGTACGAATTCATTATGGCACCAGGATCGGCGCCAGGGTAAGCCTTGGCCAAAATGCCTTTAATAGCGGGTTCAGCGTGATCAATTGCACGCTGCTGGGCGCTTGAGATGCCCCACAGAACGCTCGACTCCGTTCCTGGCGCTGCTTCAGCCAGTGCCTCGTTCACGAAGCGCTCAGCCTGCGTCACGGCGTCTGTAGGGGGCTTTAAATTCCAGGCGAACTGCTGTTTAGTGAGTTTTTCGGGGTCTAGCTCTTTATCGGCTACCTTTTGGTCATAAATCATGTCCGATAAATCCTTATCGGAGTAACCAGCCCATTCAGGATGTTGATCACGGATCTGTTGGAGCGGGTCTTTTTGCTGTTCCTTCCAGTCATTAATGATGGCTTCGCCGTCGGGCGACTTGGCCGCCTGGGCAAACTCGCCCTGTGGCATAGTTGGGGCGATAACCTCACGCATTTTCCCGATTAAGCTGTCTTCAGTGCGGTTATCTTCCGGGAATTGCGACCGGTATTTCTGTACCAGACTTTGCTTTTGCTCCTCTTCCTTCTGTTGCGCTTCAAAAGGAGCACCCTCGGCTAACGCCTTTTTATATCGCTCGTCGTCATCCTTAAACCCGAAGGATGAGGTATCTAGGTGCTCTGGGAGTGGTGGGGCGTTGGAGCTTGGTTCTCCGCCTATCTGGTTGTAATAACGAGAGATTCCTGCTGCTTCGGTTGAGTTAGTTCCATACGGATCATTTGACGCCCCAACCGGTGAATAAACAGCCGCTATTTGGTCAATCGACTTGGTTCGTATATCGCCATATGGCCCTTTTGGGTCGACCATTAAAGCGACTTGCCTGTCGATTGCGGCTTTTGCCGCGTCTAAATTATGGAAATGAGTAGGGCCGCCGCCTCCTGGGCTGATCCCAAGTGGATTTAAATCCCCAGGGTTAACATTTTCCTGACGTGTGATCGACTTTAATAAGGCCGGGTCAACATTATACTTCGCCGCAGCCTCGTCTAGGTACGGGTCCCACCCGGTTACCTCAGTTGGAGCATCCCCTCCACTCGTCGTATCTAGCCAATTGCCGCTCATCCGAATGGCCTCGATGGATCAAACCCCTCATCCTCTTCACTGATACCAGGGTGCGGGTTGTACTCCTTGCCGCTCCCTGGTCGACTCCTGGGAGCAGGTTCCGGTGAACCGGGCTTAGGGAGTGGCCCTATTGTGTCCGGGCTGAGTTTCCTGATATTGTCTTTCGTCTGCTCGTCCAATTTACCAGGATTGTAAGGAATATGCGGAGGTTTTTTCGCCGCTGTATCTGCCGCGTCCTTCTCTGTTGCGGTCGGATTAAGCTCCCTCAAATGCGCGACATGCCAATCGTACCAGCGCATCCCAGGGATCTTTTGTAACTCCATGTAAGTCGCGGTCTGGACATCAGGGTTATTTGAATAAAGACCTGCCGCAAGCCTTGGGTATTTCCCGGCTGCATCAGATTGATAAAGCGACCCTTCCTCAGTCCCAAAGAATTTGCCGATCGCGTTTAGCTTATTGATCACATTATCGCCCGCGTCTTTATTAAGCTTCTGTAGATTTTCCAGCGTTTGGGTCAGAGACTTCAAGTCATTAAGATCGGCGGATTGGGCCGTAGTTTCGTCCTTATACGTCTCTGCCATGTCTTTTATTATGGCGATCTTCTCGGTCACGGTAGAGTTCCGATCAGCCATGACGGCTTTATAATGGTCTTCGCGTTCCTTGTTCGCCTCATGAACTGCGGTTACCTGCTCTCGCCAAAGAGCGTAGTTTTCCTTAGCCCCCTCTTGATTGCCGTGTTGAACGGCCTGGAGCCCGTTTGCGAAGGCTGCCATCCCGGAACCGTGCTTGCCCCCAAATGCGATAGCTATAGGGATAGCGAGCAGCGAGTACCCAAGAATCGCTTTTAGATTTTTCTGCTTATCTCCATTTGGGTCCGGCATTTTAGGATATGTCATCAACTCAGGCATTGGATTGGCTTGCCGGAATTTCTCTTGCTCTTGCAAAAGCCGCATCTCTTCGGACCGCATGCTCTCAAAAAACTGATTCGATTTCTGAATATTTGCGTCCGCTTTCTTAATCTGTTGATAGCCCCATTCCGCTAGGTCTTTAGGCGTCGCCCCGGCTTGCTGCTGTTGTGGCTGCTGAGGGTCTTGTTGACCAACGGCTTCTGCGCGAGGTGCTGAACCTGGAACAATTAAGGGTCCGGGTGGATCCGGGTCCGGTTGATTGACTGGGCTAACTTGGAAATCAGGGGTGTCATCAGCCATAAATCACTTTCATTGCATATCCTAGATGCATTAGAGCGTTGTTCGTGCTCGCCTTAATGTACGGGTAGAGTTCAGCAGGTAATGAGTTAATAATCTCAAGTAATTCCTTAGCATGCTCTCGGTCTTTGATTGCATGTAGCCGCAGGAATTTGAACAAATCCTTACCGTGTAGTTCCTCTAGTTTCTCCACTAATTCGATAGGCGTAGGATCAGCCTCTTGAATCATCATATAGCCAAGGAGCGATACCGGGTGCCGGTGCTTCAGCAGATAATACTGAGTACCAATCATGGCCATCGCGATCGGGTTCGGATCACAGAACGTCACGTCTAGCCCAGCAGATTTAAGGTCGTTGGCTAATATTGGAACCTCGTCACGCTCCTCCTCTAAGTGTTCGTAGAAATAACCGCGAAGGTCAAAAGCAGGAACGCTCATTACCGCAGCCTCTTCTAGTAATTCCTCGCTCGCCACGCAACAGTCATAAAGAAACTTCAGGTTGTGCACGACCGCCGCACGGTCCGATAAATCCCAGGTAAGCGTTCGTTTGAACGCTCTGATGTTATCCAGTAATTGGCCTGAAAATGTCATGGTTAGAACCCGTCGATAATCCCGGCGATAGCGCCGACTATACCACCAATGCTGCCGAGGAGGCCACCACCGCCAGCGCCAGCCGCGGTCGCACCTAGTCCTATTCCAGTTTCAGCGAATCCAGGAACAGCAAACCCCGCCCCAGATGCAGCAGCAGCCCCAGCAGCCCCACCGGCCCCGCCTAATCCCCCAGCCCCGAAAATAGAGCCTAAGGCTGAAAGCCCGCTCGATAGGCCTTGCGAGCCTGCTTGCGCGTTGGCAGCTGCCAGGCTAGCCGCGCTCTGCGCGGTGGCCGTTTCCGCACTAAGTATATTGCTAAAAGCCTGCAATTGTAACGAGTACGGCGCGGTAACCGCACTCATAAACGTATTCATCAGTTGGTAGCCGGTCGTCCCTTCGGTAAAGAGGCCAGCCTGTTCCTGGGCGCTCATAGAGCCGATAGTCTTCACCATATCGAAGAGTTGCTGTTGCGCCTGTAGCCCGAGCTGCGTCGTCCCGAGTTCTCCGGTGAGAGACAATTGATTGGCGTTAAGAGCCATTTGCTGACCAGACTGGCTAAGGGCGATATCCCCTTGGAAGAGGTGCTGCCAGTTCTGGGCCATCTGCATGTTGCCTTGCTGGAGTTGACCCTTTGCGGCAGTCCCGGCCAAGCCTGCCTCCTGATTCAACTGCGCTGCCATCGTCGAACCAGTCAACCCTTCTGCGCCTAAATTCTGTGCAATTTGTGCTTGACCAGATTTAGTCTGCTGCTCGATCATCGCGTTTTGCTGCGGGGTGAGCCAGTTTGGTCCAAACTGAGCTATATCCCCTTGAATCTGTTGTTCTTGAAGGGTGATCGGCGCTTGACCAGCCGAAATCTGATTCTCAAGGTTCGTGATATTGCCTTGAAACGTATCCTGGTAGTTCTCGATCGACCTGGGCGAGGTACCCGGAGGCGTCATCCCGGTTATCTGCTCCATTCCTCCTAGTGCACCGCCAAAGGTATTTAGGAGATTAGGGAACCCGCCGGGTCCGCTTCCGCCACCGCCGCTAGTTCCTCCACTCCACCCCCAAGGCGTAGCACTCTGACTTCCAGGAGTGCCACCAGCTCCAGGCGTCCCGTAGGTCTGGGCGTTCAGCCAAGGGTAAGCATTCCCCATCACGCCGCTATTCCAACTAGGCCCGAAATAGCCGGTGCCGGGACCAGCTAGGCCAGCAGGCGAGGTGACTTGCGGACCTTGGCCGCCAGTCGCATAGTTCATTGCCCAGTTCCCAAGGGAAAACGGGTAATTTAAGAACTGGCTTTCGTATGATCCAATATTGCCGAGTTGGCTGGCTGTGTCCATCATCCCTGGAGGGATCGCCGCTTGTGGAGCACTGCCACCGCCTTTTCCACCACCCTTACTCATGAGTAACCCTACTGAAGATTTTTATACTATCGCGTTGCCTTGGTTAGCCCAAAAGGTACTCGACAAGGCCCATTTTACAATGTGGGTTGACCCGGCGACAGGCCGAAAATGGGACTTCAGGCTTTGGCTAATTTGGGCTGCGCGACATGGATTCATCCATTTCTGGCCTAATATGTCTTGCCCTACCGGGGGAATCGTCGCTCGCCGCATATCAATGGCTCAGCTTAAAAACTGGCGTAATTATTCTAAATCTGAACTCCTTTATGTCTATGACCCGGATGGCGATGGGGCCTGGATCGATTTCCTATGGGCCCCAGGTCAACAACTAAAAGCGGCTGAAGCAGTTGAAAAAACCGGAATCAAATGGGTCGGCTGGGATCATCGCAAAACCGGGGCTCCACATCTTAAAACGCTGAAAGCGGTCAAACGTTTGATCAGCCTGGGAGATAAACGGTCCTCACCGATCCGGCTTATCTAGATGTAAAGCAGGTTGAGTCGCGGGGTCGCGCTCGTGCCGATAAAACCGCTCATCCCGAAAAACACCCATTCGCCAGCTAGCCCGGTTCCACCCGCTAAAAGAACTCCTAGCCCAAGATCAGCCGCAAGCCCTGTATTGGTATTAAAGGATGTGACTGTATAGGCGTTACTGGCTGTGTCAGTCGCCGCCACATTAAAAGTCAGGGTGAATGTGGCCGTAACATCGACCGAAATCATTACGTACGCCCCTTGCGGCAAATTCGATAAAGTTAAGGTCCTGGTTTGATTGGATGCCGATGTTAGCCTGACAAAGACAATTCCAGAGCCTTTACAGTCGACCGTTTTATTCGTTGTGATGGTCCCCAGATCGGAGATGGCAGTTGCGAGCGAGGCCAAAGTCAGGGTCGAATTCCCGTTTAGAGTGCTCGCAAGAGCTGAGGCGCCATTAAGCGAGGTCACCATTTGGTTAAGCAGAGTGCTAAGCTGACCCAAGAACGTTGCTTGCGCCTGCGGCGTATCGATTGGCATCGACGCAAAACTGAGCGGATTAACGCTGAAGTTCATGGGTTAAACCTGGAAGTCCAGGTAATAAGCTCCGCCTAAGAGAAAGGTGGTGCCCTGAAATATTATTGGCCCCGCCGGGCTAAGCTGTATCCCGCCACCGCTTAAAGTATAAACAACCTGTCCGTTGGGCGTACCGACCGTCGCTCCGTAAGATTGCATCGCCTCAACTATGTAATCGGTTCCTCCAGCATGTCCAGCTACGCAGGTAATGCCTTGAGCGCCGGGACCAAAAGTACTGTCATGTCGCCAGAACACCTGGGTCCCAGCGCGCAAGTTCGTTAACGTCAAGGCAAAGGTCGATGTTATAGATCTAGTCCTCAAAATTATCGTCCGATATCCGCCGCAACTCTGGGTTTGAGTGGGGTTAGTTCCAAAATCAACCATCAATGTATCCAGGTTTATGATCCTGAATTGCGCCCCATCATATACAGCGATGTAAACTGTGCCTTGATGCAACATGCCCGTAGAAGGGGCGTTCCCAGCGATATCAGTTAAAGCAACGTTACCCAGCGAATTGACATTGATCGTACAGCCGCCAGTTAGATTGATATTGAGCACCCGGAAACTAATCGTCATCCCGGTGATATAGGCGCTTGGGGCTGAGGTGAGGGTCAATACGTAGGCATTGGCGATTCCGGTATCTACCGCATAATTATTATACCCGATCGCTGAATCATTGTAGTCGGTGAGAACCTGAGCGAAAGCGGCGTCCAGAAGAGCGACCGAGGTTGGCGGTGGCTGGATCTGAGTATTAAAAATTGTCGAAACTGCGGTGTATGGTCTACCTGGCATATCATTCCCAGTCGGCGGGCACCTCTACGTATTCAACCCCGAAAGCGTTCACACCTGCCCCCACGCCGGTAATCGTGAAATTAATCCCTATATTACGGCCCTGCATGCCCATAATGGCGTCATATGTGTTGTACAGTATTCCGTTTATAGCCTTCCCAGCCCAAATAAACGCTGCTCCTCCTGAGAATTGCCAATTAAATGGCGAGCCGCCTGAATACTGCCACAGATATGTTCCAACCGGATTGCCAGTCTGGTTGTCAGGCGAATATACGGCCTGATTTTCGTCAAGTACTCCGAATGTGAGTGTAGCGGGAGAGGTTGTAGCAACCAATGCTCCCACCCGGATAACCTCTTTTATCCTGATACGTGTGCCAAAATTCCACATCTTGGTGTTGGCAATTGATGTCACGATTGTGTTCGAGTTAACGTACATCTGGGTAAGATTCCCGCTAGTATCAACCCCCCAGATTTTTTGCTGGCCGTTAGTCTGGTCTACCCCGTATGTGATGAAATTAATATTCCCGAACACGGTGCGGAAGAAGCGCGGAGTACCGCCGCTAAGGCTCGCGGTATCAATCCCGATCTGGGTATATTCATTAGTCCCATTATTGTTCCATTGGATGTTCCATAGGACACATGGCAATTGGCTGATCGGTCCGAAAGCGGCGCTAAAAGTCGAGCCTCCAACAACCAAATTCTGAAAGAATCCGCCGATCATTTCGGATATGAATGATGCTTGCGCTCCGTATAAACTCCAGAGCCCGTACAGGCTAGAATACAAGAGCGAATAGCCATATGGCATCACGGACCATTTGTTGATAATGCCCGCCTCATCTGTGACCGAGTTGCGGCTTAACTGCAGGACGGCTGGGTTCCCTGTATCAAATAGATTCCCGACAATCTGCACCCAGTTATAGCCGAAGATGTAAAGCGACCCTTGGAATGGTACGAGCGCCTTGATGGGTGGAGGCGTATCGTAATCAGTCATGATCAAACTGCCAGCATCACCCGCGACCGAATTGAATGTACCTGCCGCCGTGAAACTGAGCGAGTTGTTGTTGGCTAGCCAGAGCCGTCCAGAGAACACCGTGATGAACGTGGCCGGTTGCCCACTTAATGGGGTCGCGAAGGTTGTCCCGTCCCAGCTAAATACTTTCGCCTGGTTAACGTCCGAGATTAGGATCGTATTGCCCTGCCAGTTCGCGATATCACACAGGGTAGAAAACCCGCCAGCCGCGTGAATATCGGTGATAACGCCCCCTAAGCTAACCTGATAGATGTGGCCATTGGTGCAGAGGCAAAAGAGATAGGTCGCGAGGTTCAATGGCTGCGCCGAAATCCAAACAGCCGGCGCTGCTAAGGTCGCGATAATGATGCTAAGGCCGGGAACCTGTTGAAGATATTTCCCGTAGGAAATGAAGTTAACCAGATCGTCAAAGTCCGTGTCGCCGATTGTCCAGCGTCCAAGATTGGACGGTTTATTCAGCGAGCCGAATTGCTGCCCTTCGTCCGGGAACCAGACCGTCTGGATCTGCGGCTCCTGAGTCTGTTCACGGGTTGTTGGGCGATGCGTGATCATGGCCTACGAGGGTCGTTGCCATAGCGACTCGGTATCCTAAACACAGGGAACTGGCTCATCCGTTTTTCGAGCTCAACCGCGTATTTGTTCTCCCAGTAGGTGCTCATCGCTACGTCTTGCTGGTTCTGTTTCGCGATACTAGCCGCTTTGTACGGGACTAGGATGAAATCTGCTATTGTCGGGGGCAAAAGATCCGTGTCGGTCGTATTGACGAGATAATTAGGCAGGTAAATCGCATCAATTTCAAGCTGGTATGAGCCGTTTGGGATCGGGTACAGGTAGAACGATTGAAGATCGTACATTCCCCAGATACTAGGGATGAAAGTGAACCCGGTAAAACTGCCGAACCAGGCGTTTAGATCACCCCACTCCATGTAATCCAGGGTGGGCTTAAGGGTCGCTGACCAATAAACCGCAATATTGGCTATCCCGATTATCTGCTGGGCTTGGTAACCCGCGCCCTGAACCGCGCTTAAGACCGTCTGAAAGTTGTAGAGGGTCTGGTTCTGATTGGTGAAGATCGTGTTTGTGAGCGCCCTGGTTACCCAGGTATCAGAAACAATGTCACTTCGAGCCTGATTAATGCAGTCGGTCAGGTTCTGCGTAGTGTACGCAATCCCTTGCGGGTCTCGCAAGAAGAACCGTGTCTTCGAGAGATAATCGCCCAGCGTCATTCATCAGGTAACAGCAGCCAGTTTATTGAACGCCTCGGAGTCAATCGCCGAGTTGAGCGCAATCGCCTTAATCGTGAACCGCTCAAACCGTTTCGATTTAGACGCGCTGTTTGCCCACCCATAGGCCATCAGGCGTTGCGTGTATAAGGGCGTTTGCTGTCCAATCCCGTGCCCCATCTGCCCAGTCGAGATTGTGTCCCGGAAATTGCGCTGCTTAGGCGGGTCATATTCGTTCCCGTATCTGTCCAGCTCGGTCCGCGTATCGAAAAGGAAGAGGTGATAGGCCGCCTCTGGCGAGATCACTTCCGGTTTACCAGGCGGAAAATCGTAGAGTTCCCCGTCATATTGGAACTGGCAATGACCGCTAAACTTGTCGTCCGAGTTCGGCTCCGGTTTATTGTCGTTGCGGATGGCAACCCGGACATTGCGAGGGAAAGGTCTGGTATCAACAACCATATTATCTGAATTGGTAGATGGTGATCGCAGTCGCGAAGGTCGCAGCGGGTAAGAGGATTGACCAGTTGGCGCCATCGCTTGGCACGTACACCGCTGTCTGGAGCGAGGCAGTGAACGAGTGCACCGTAACCCAAGATGGCGTTGGCCCCTGCCAGTTCTGAAGCAGGTTCGCGCTCGCCGCAGCCGTGACGCTCACAAGCAAGTCGCCTGGTGGCAACACGAACCGGTTATTCGCAATCAGATTACCGGCAGGTACAGAAAGCGGGATCTCATGCAGAGCACCAGCGACATCACCGGCAACAGGTGGCAATTGATAGCCGGGCCAGTTCCCGGCAAAAGCGCTCTGGGACGGGTTAACGGAGGTGACGGTGAATAAACCCGTCCCAGCGCCTAAGGCGGTCGTAGCGTTGATAGCCGCCGCGATCGCGCTCGAAGAGGTAATACTCGCAACGGTCGTGCCGCCCGACGGGAAGCCAGGTCCAGAGAGCAACGTGCTCGTACCGGCCATGATGTTGCCAGTGGTCGCGAACTGGGCCGGAGTGAACGGGCTTGTGATCGAAGTGATCGCCGCACTAGCGTTCGTGCTCGTGCCGGTGAAGACTATTGTTTGTTGCAACCAAGTTGCAGGTTGCGGCGTGTTACCGGCAAGCGCTGGGTTATCTAAAATTGCGATTCCACGAATACGCGGCATAAATTATGGCACTCCTACTTCATTTGCATTTAAAGGCACGGTTTGGCCCGCTTGAGTCGTAAGACCGTTAGTTGTCTGGGCTGACCAATACGCACCTTGAACTCCCCCTTGTTCTCCCCCGGTCCGGTCCATCACGTCTTGCATAGCCTCACTTAAACTACTCCTAGCTGAGCTTTTCCCCCACGGGGCCACTACTTGGTAAGTCGCGCTGTTGACCGGGTTATTGACTGACCCGCTCAAGAGAACCGTGATAAAGAATTGTGAGAGAGCCGCCATTAGATGTTCAAGAAGTTAAAGCCCGTTACGACACCGTTGGCCTTTGGCTTGGTATTGATAATCGTCCAGAGCAACATGATAACCCCGGTGAAGGAGAGAGCATTCGCGGGCAAGTTGGCCACGAAATCGAAGAACTCCCACTCGGCGTCCTCGTGGATCCGGATACCGAAATAGTTAAAGTTCGGTAGATACGCGGTACCCTCTGGGCAATAGGGATCGATATACGCTGGCACTCCACCGACATCCAAAGCTCTGAATCCAGACATATATTTGTCCGATCGGTCGGTGTTTGGATGGTAACGGTCCAGCCCCATGAAATCTTGCGCCAGTAACGTCCAGGTCCCGGCGTTCATGAAGATCGCGTCAGGGATTTCCCCTTGTGCCTTCATGACACCGTTAAGAAACTGGAACATGAGCGCCCGGGTTGGATTAACCGATCCAGCAGCGTACCGTTTGGCCGACCACCATGGGTTAGAGGTCCGGTTGATTCCGCCGTAAGTGACCAGGTTCGTTCCGTCATCAATAGCGCCTGGCAACCCGATTGGCTGCATTGCATTCGAGACGTTGTTGTAGAGAGTGTTCCCCATCATGTCGCGGAAAGCGTTCCCCGCGTCATTAAATCGCAGATCAAGAATCGATTGAATCTTCTGCCGTTCCTGGATCAGTAGCTCAGTAGCCAAGACCGGTATAGGGCATAGACTCATGCACATCGACCAGGAGGCCGGGGTTAAGCCTACCATCGTAGTCGGGCTCGTGAACGATCCATCAAACCCGGTGTACTGCGGCTGAACGAGCTGTTGGTATTGGACGTTCGCGATGACGCTGTCGATACCGCCGTCCTCAAGGATCGCGTTAGCCAACAAGCCCACGAGCATCGGGCATGTGTTATAGATTTGGACAATCGCCCGCTGTAGAATGGCGCGGCGCGTGATGTACGATAGTTGTGTACCTATCGCACCTGCTGGTAAAATTCCACTCCCGAGGGGCATCCCTTAAAACCCTTGCCTTTCGATTTAAACTAAGACTTCGCCAAATGCTTCTCTTAACTCTTCTCTTGCCTCGTCTGCCTGTTCCTTCACATAGTTGCGAGGATCAGTAAACAAACGACTCTCCGGATCTCGAAGAGCTTTTCTGAAATCGTTTTTAGGCCGATTGGCCTTAGTCGAGAATGGGACACGCGCCTGGGTGTGCCCTGCCGGGACCGCGTTAATCTGGAGCCAGGCACGAGCTGCGTTCTCTAGCGAGATGAGTTCGCCACCTTTTGCTGCTTCAGCCTGGTAAGTGATTACCTCGTCTATCTCGCTTTGTGAAAGATTAAACGGAGGGCGAGTAAGCCGCTCGCGTTGGCGGGTGCTGGCTTCTTCGGCTTCCTTTTCGAGGATCCGGCGCCGGGTATCTTTAAGTTCCTCTTCAAGCTTACTGAATTTTGCGTCGGCTCTAGCGTCCGCTTCCTTTTGCTGCTCTAGCTCAGGGATCTTAGCTTCCGGATCCGCCTCCTGGTACAGCTCGAAAAAACGTTTCCTGACTTTCGGATTGAGTACCTTGCTCTCGACGTACCGGAGCCTCTTTAACTCCGCGAGCTCTTGATCGCTAATCTGTGGCATCCCTTATTTCCCTTGTTGCCCGTTATTTCCCTACGCGCATAGTTGGCTCAGTAAACTTGCCCGGTGCCAGCTTGTCAAGCTTGACCGGGGCCATCTCTGGAATAACCGGCGGGTTAATTGAGTCCAGATAGACCTGATTCGTATCGGTGATTTTGCGAGCCTTATTCCCTGAAGGTCTTTTCATATTATTGCCCTGCCCTTAAAGTTCTGCCTGATCTTATACGCCTTTTACGAGGACCATTCAAGATTTTCATACTAGCCTCGCTATCGGGCCTGCAATATTCGTTCTCTTTCGGGTCACCCATTTCGTTCCCGACAATTACCTCGTCAGGGTCATCGAATTTAACCGCGGTCATATCAGAATGCGGGACCGCGCCTTCGCCCCGGATATCCGATTTACTGAAATTAACGTCTGCCATTAGATGTACTCCCAGCTTTTAAGCCATTCGACCAATTGATTAAAAGAATCAGGATCAATAAAAATCGCAGGATCGTCGTTCCTTTGGATTCTAATCGGACCCCCAAATACTGAGCTTACGACAACGGTGCTGCTATCGGCACCCGGAATAATGAACATGTCGCGCCCACCGATACCTTTCTTCTCTTCAGTCGCTTCCATTCTTATTCTCCTGGTGGCGTCATCATGCCGGGTTGCGCTCCTGGAGGTGGACCGCCCATAGGGACCTGCGGCATCCCAGGCGGCCGACCGCCAGGAGGTGGTGGAGGACCCCCAGGCCCCTGTCCCCCACCAGCTTGCGCCTGCTTTGCCTGCAAAATTTTTTGCATGATCTCGGTAGAAGAATCCTTGGATTCAGGAGTCGGGACTATTTTTTGAAGCTTAAGAATCGCCTCATGGAGCGAGTTAGAAGCGTCTCGATCAAGAATATGAGGGACGGACATCTTGAGAAGATTAATCGCGCCATGGATCAGATCGAAAGCCTTAGCTTGTTTACCGAGCGCTTGAACGGGTTGCGGAACTGAACCCGCATTAGGAGGAAGGACTCCACTACCTTCTTGGGCGGTGGAGTCCCCATCTGAGCCTGCTGCGACCGGAGGCGGTTGGTTGCCTCCAGGAGTACCGGCCCCCGGGGGCATCATGGTTGCTGCGCCTGGCATATCAGCCATAACTTTTCCGAGGAAGGGTTTCCCTAACCAGTCGCTAACAGACGCTTACTTTCGGCGATGTTTACGCCGACGGAATTCGATAACGTCAGTTACTTTCACTGGTTGTAGCCCTCCTTTCGGCATTAAAGAAACCACAACAGTAGGCTAAATAGCAAATCAACCCTTACTTCTGCGGATCACCTTCACGCTTCTGTTGTTGCTTAATCTTGGCATAAGCTTGGGCAACGAGCTGGGCTTGGTTCCGACGTTTCTGACGTTTGAGTAACAGCTCCATGCGCGGCGGATGCGTAAACTGGATTAAGGTCTCGCCGTCCATAGCCCCCGCTCGCATGAGCGCTTCGGCTAACCGGGCGTGGTCATCCATGAAAAGCGGGCTGGAAGAGTGGCCATCCACCTTCATCGTTACGCCACCTGGAAGTTCAGCGGGCCGGAAGAACGTGCCGCTAAATTCCCCGGTATCGTTATAGACCGGGTAAAGACCGGGATCATACCGCTCTTTATACCGGAGGAGCATAGTCGCAAGCTGCTCAAGGCTTTTCTCGACGGTCATCGCCTTTACTTTGGTGGGCGACGCTCCTGTTCTAAGCGCGGACTGTTGCATATCACGAGAGCGAAGCCCAGGCTGCGAACGGCCAAACTGACTCTCCTGCATCTCAGCAGCTTCCAAAAACATGGAGTCCATCGCTTCGAGCATAGTAAACGCGATCTCGGGTAACTCGGGTCGCAGCTCCTCAATTTTGGCATTCGGGTTCGGGACAGATGTATAAGAGCGAGGACGATTGAGCGCGCTAACCTTTGCTTCACGGATCTGACCCATGCCATAGCCGACCTTAGGCGGGCAGAGGATTTTCTCGAAGAGCTCGTCCATCTGGATAAGTCGTTTCGATTGCCAATCTTGCAGTAGCGCGAGCCCATCCACTTGTGAATAGCCATAATAAAAATTGGGCATTATATCCGCACAGATCTTTACCAGCGGGACCAAGCCAGGAACGCCCACACGACGCAAAGGCAGATCGCTAATAACGTCTTGGCCAGAAATAAGGAACCAGTTCCAATCGCCAATATCGTCATCATAAGCGAATAGGTTTGTGACCTTGTAAAGCCCGACCGAGGTGTGGGGATTATAGTGATAGCCCCCGCCTAAACGGCTCATCACTAGGCCGCTCTCGGAGTTTGAACCGCTGATCCCGGAATAGTTGGCAACAAATACCCGGTCAGTCTCAATCCCCCCCAGAGCAACCGACTCTAGCGAGGCCATGATGTTAGCGCGCTCTTTCGGAGTCTTAAGCATGAGGCGCGCCTCGATCTCGGGTTTAGTTAGGTATGTTTCCCAGGCGATCGCCTGCTGGAGCGCCGTTTCATGAATGTCAGGACGTAATACCCCGACGCATTCAGGGGCAACCATACGAGCAACCATTGCGATGCCACCATCTGTAAGCCTTTCGGGGAGGAGGCTAACGAAAGAGCTGCCACAAGTGAGAGCTTCTTCAACCGAGGAATAGGCAAGTAAATTGATCCCGGTATCGTCCCACGCATCATTCATCATCTCGCTCAGCGCTTCTTCTTTATCGAGATGTTCTAGCTCGTCCGCCGGGAAATGTGGCCAGAAGGTGACGCATTCAGGAGCGTAGAGGAAGCTGGCAAGCTGCTTAATGATCGGCTTAATCTTATTGTGCCGCGCCACATCCGCATCGCGGGAGCCGTACCGGAACCCTTGTCGGCATTTATGATAAAAATCAGAGCGCTCGCTCGCATCCGACATACACCAATTGCGGATCTCGTTAGCCTGCTCGGCCCTGAAGCGAGGCGAGAATTTCATTTCTTCGGAGGCTTGAGTAACCTGGTTAAAACGTTGCGCAACTCGCCCAGGTCAACCTCCGAGGCAGGCTGTTTGTAAATATGCCGGATCGCCGTCTCAGGCAAGCGCCCACCACGATTTACTCGAAACCCCGTGACCTTACTTACCGCTGGTTCTTGATGTTTATATTTGTAGCTCATCGGCGTCCCTTACGGTACTCTTGCGGGTCATGCGCCTCGATGTTCGTCCGCGGGCTAAGATGGCTCTTGGAATTGATCTTTGCTCCCGCTTGAGTCACGGCGGCTAGGTTCTCCGGGTAAAGCCTGGCTACGTCTACCGGCTTATACGCTTCATCTCCTTGTACACCGCGCTGGACCAAACCCTCGTCAAGTCTTCGTAGCTGCCCTCCATTGGTGACTCTACGTAAGAAATCCATCCCGTAGCCTGCGACAAGGCCAGACTCATGCTGGAACTCATTTGAGAAAGTTGCTTTTCCGGCGTTTCCATATCCTGTCGCGTTCGAGTAATTAGTCAGATTCTGTGCCCGGAGCGTGTCATCCATCAGTTTATTCGTCCTCTGGTAAGTCGCTCGCGTGATCGTCGGGGCCGTAAGAAAAACCCGCTTAACCCGTGAATGACACGTCGGACAGATTGATACCATGAGCGCGGCTTCAAACTCACCGCACTTAGGACAAGACCATTCTTTATTGACCACCTCGGAAATCCTCCAGCGCTTCTTTTAATGTTTCTTCGCGTTCACCTTGCCGGTCGCGTCGGTCGCGCACCCAGTCAAAAAGCCTCATTGATACAAGATCATCAGCGTTAGCACCACGCAAGAGCAGTTCCCTAGACTTTAGCCCACGCGCCAAGGTGTACTCAGTATCGGCCATGTCATACCGGATCTGGTCGTAATAGGTCTGGACCGCGATCCCAGCCGACATCACTAGGTCTTCATGCTGTCCCTCGCTTGATTGGACATCGCCATCCGGGGTCCTCATCATCATGGCCATTTCGTTTATCAGATCCAGGGACCGAACGATCAGGTGTCCGTGTTCGAACATCGACTTCATTAGGTTTAGAAACTGAGCCTTGTTGCGGCTATTGGTCTGCCAATATTTGGCGCTATAGGCCGGGGTCAGCGAATCAACCCGCTTGTACGCATAAGCCCGCATGGAATCGAAATGTTTATTCAGCTTGTCGTAGATCCCGCCAAGATCTTGTTGGACTTCTTCAATCTCATTGACCACTGCCGAGCCGCCTCCCTGAAGTTCCACGTTCCACATCACGTTATCGAAGTCCTCGTTGATGTGGTAAGCGGCGAACAGATAGAGCACCACCCAGGCGAGTTGCTTGGTATTGATCCCGCGCATAGCAAACTCGGCGACTTGCTCAATCCCATCGGCGTAACATCTAAAAACTTGAATACTGGCATAATCGCTTTTCTCGCTCATCCCCCAAGCAGGATCAACCCCGATAATATATTGGACTCCTTCACCGGCCCGCGGCGGGTCCCAGACCGCCAGATGATAATATCCGGCGCGTTCCTTGCATTGTTCAAACTCGGTATCGACAATCCCTTTCCCGAATCGCAACCGAAAATAAGTCGGCTTATACTGGTTACGCGGGCTCTCAATATCGATCATGACCTTGCGCAACTCTTCCGGGCCAAAGAACACATTACCGCCGTACTGGAACGCGTGATCAGGAAGCGGCGGGTACTCCTGGTAAAGCGCGGGAAGATTATCATAGAATTCCTCGTCGAGCTTATGCCGCCACCAGGCGATCTGTTCTGGCTGGATATCGAAATCGTACTTGGCTTTAACCTCGCTTACCCACTGCTCCTCTTCGCCATTCAGATTCCCATCCCAGTACTTTTCGAAGATCCCTAGCTGATCGTTCTGTTCAACCCGGTACCAGGGATGACGCCACCAGCCGATAAAAATGAAGCGTGCACTCGAAGCTTCCATTGCTTTGTAGCACATCTTACGGAATAGGTTGAACCCACGAGCAGTACTTTCGAACACGTACAACCGATTAGCATATTCCTGATCGAGAGCGCTCATCAGGGAGAGGAGGCCATCTTGGTCATTCCAAAACCCTACCTCACTTCCATGGAAAAGGTTGAGGCCAATCGAACGGAAGAGAGTCCCTTTCTCTCGTTTGTTCGCGTTCTCAAAATGGAGCTTGCTCCCGTTCTCGAAAGCGACCATTTCCCGACGCTCCATATTGAGAGGCACGTAAAAATCGTGGTCGGCAGGGTCGAGTGAATGGATCATGCGGCGATACACATAATTCATTGCCGTTCGTTTATCGTTGTCGTCGATAGCGAACCCGCCAGTGACACCAGGAAAGCGCATCATCCAGTACATTAGGAAGGCTAGAATGATAGTGGTGGTCCCGCTCTGCCGTGGTTTGAGAACCACGAATTGGTGAACCCCTTCGTTCAGCCCCTTGACGATTTCCTCAATCAGATAGACCTGAGTCGCAATCGGAACGAGAGGACAGGTGCCGTACCGCTTGGATTCAATCCCGATTTTGCTGCAAAGATTTAGAAACGCGGCTGGGTTGATCGAGGTTTGATTTGGCGTGATAATCCCTGGCATACCCTATGGACCCTCAAGACTACGCTAGACATTTACCACAGAGCCCAGCGCCTGGCGATCTTTCGCTTGGCGAGTCGCGGGCATATGAACTCGCGCTCGCTTATCCACAGACCCGTGGTGAACTCCCGCCATTCCTCCACGCTAATGAGCTTACCGAAATCGAACTCGTTAAATCGATCAAGTGGGGTGTCTGCCAAGGGAACCCGCTCCTGATCATAGTGAGCGCTCATTGGCTTGCGCTGCCTGATTTATCGCGTATAAAGCTCCGCGACCGGTTGGAACACGAAGTTCCTCACTTGTTTTAAGCGCGTCTTTCGTGCGTTCCCTTAATGTCAGCCCATGGATCGATGCCCCATCGGCCCAGTTTATCCAATCCAGGAGCAGGCTTTTCAGGTGGTCAACCTGTTTAAGTTGATTCAAGACATTCACATAGTCCCAATTGTATTGGGAGTCATCGGGGTTCATGGCAGTTCACTCGGATACGTGGCCCCCCCAAGTTCTTGGTCGGTGAGCCACTGGTTATAAAGGTCTACCTCAAACGCTCTGGTAAGGAGGCTGTTAGCAAGTAACACCTGCCCCGTATCACCAACATTATCGTTTCCGGTGGGTGCTGGGTTATTCCCTCCACCGGCGTTACCGAGATAGAAAGGTTGCCCTCCTCCAGCTTGAGGTACCCAGAGAACGGTATTGTTAATGGCGTGCCCGCCTCCGGGCCAGATTGCGATTCCATAGCTATATGCTTTCGAGTCTCCTAGACCTATTACTAAGTTATCTTCAAAAATGTCGGTGTTGCCGTCATCGTAATACGCGCCAATCCCCTGGTTAAGTGAGACATTACCCACCACATGGATGTAGCTGCTGCCTAGGTCTGGCACGATCCCGCCAGCGTTCTTAACCTGGGGCGCGTCCGGGTTCCAGTTGATCAAGTTATTCTGGACCATGATTGGGAAACCTAGCACCCCGCTAGACTCGAATAGGCTGATTTCATCATTGTGCTGATAAGCGGTCGTCTGGAGCACCTGGTTCCCATAGATCCCGATCGCCGGATCACTCTGATAGCCCGAGATTTGTATAGCTGGCGAGCAATCCAGGAATACGCTGGCCGCGATTGTTATTGGGACAGAGCCAGGATGACCACCCCAGATTACGAGGCCGCCAGCGCACAAGCCGCCAGCGTTTCCAACCTGACCATTGAAATAACAATTCCATACGATCACACTGGCGGCCCCCTCGAAATAGACCAAATCGAACTGGTTGTCACCTGTGTTACTGGGTGACTGGGTGATAAAGCGAGAGTCGCGCAGCGTCACGTTGACCGGCGGCCCGTAACTTGTGCCACTCACATTCGTTACCTTAGGGCTATTGCAGCTCTGCAAGGTTACAGGCTGGGAAGTAAAGATGTAAATTTCTTCGTTAATCCCGGTATAAAGGCCGCCACTAGTGATAGTGAAACCACAACACTGGCCAACGATAATCAACAGAATTCCGAAGATCAGAAGCGCGATATAAAGCTTTTTCACTCGTTCGGTTACGGCGCATCATTCAGGTATTTATAGAATGCCTCTTCGATTACATTCAAGCTAGGCAGTGTCTCTGAATGATAATCACATGCCCATTCAGCGCCATTAATGTACGCCGCTCTAAGCAATAGTTCCTGCTCGCGCCGCTTCTCTAATATCAGATCATCCTCATTCATCCCCGTCCTCCGTTACCCCGGATAATCTTGCCTTGTGCGATCTGCTGCGCCATTAGTTGGGCTTGCGCTGCCTGCTGCATCTGGCTTTGCAACGTCATCGCGAGGGTCGTCTTAATCAGCGACTCAGCCCGCATCTTGTGCTCGTGGATCAGCCAGTTGCTTAGTTTGTCTGGGCCGGATCGCCTCATGCTGATCCCCTCGCTGTGACAGATCAGAAGAACCGCCGCAAGTAACTCCTTATTAATAACCATCGCTTCAAACGGATTGAAATAGTCTACTAAAACTGTGCTCCTCGCCAGCATGTTATGGCAGTATTCGCTACAGGCGTACACCGCTGACTGGTTCCCGGCTTGCAGATACCACACCATCGAATCGTTCCCTGTCCCGAAAGTCGTGCACAAGAGCGCTCCTAAGAATTCACCGCGCTCAGCCGCTTCACCCACCGGCTCAAAAGCTTCGTTTAGTTTATCGAGTATCTGTTGGTTCATTTGTTTTCTGGGTTAATTCTCTATTCAGTTTCGCCATATTGCTATTGCAGTAATCCCGTAAAAACCCTTTCGTAAAACCTGAACCATAGCTGGCACACCTGTGACCTTCAGGATTTACGATGTCGACTACTTCACCATCAGCGCTAAGCCGTACAATTAAGCCGCTCACCTTGTATCTCATGCTAAACTCAATAGCGGTAAGAGCAGATGGATCAAGACCAATAGGAATACCAGGATCACACAGACCCTTGCTATCTCGGCAAATGGTGATGGTAACGGGATCGCGTTTATCGCCCACCACACTACGAAAGCGATTAGGCCCAACACGACCACCACAATCAGGATGTGCACCAATACCCCGATTGCCGGGCTTAATTCAGTCAATAGTAATGCACTCATATCTTTTTAAGGATCAGGAAAATTCAGGTCGCTACGGCTGCCACAATAATACACCGCTGCCCGGTCCCATGCTTCCGCCGCCTCAAGCGCAGTCGCAAACGTCCCAAGATTAATCCTTTTCGCGTCCACGTAGATCTCGGCTCTGAACCCATCCCCGTTCTTTGTCACCCCGCGAAAGCCAGTCTTACCGATCGGCCGCGTCATACTTGGCTTCCATGTTCTCATAGGTCTTCTTTTATGGGCAAGCTCGCTAAATGCTTTTGCCGTACTTCAAGTAATTCTCCGATCATCTCGTTAAACGCATATTCTCGAAGATGAGGGATAAACCACTTTAACGTATCCATCGCGACACAATACCGATGCTTGCCTGCCTTCATCTCCGGGAGATGCAGCCTGCCCCCGCATATTAAGCAATTCCGCCTCATTGCGTTAAAGTAACCGTTACCGAGCCGTTAGGATTTAGCACCGGGTTTACGCCCAGGTTCATCACGTGTGTCCCAGGCTGAGCACTAATCCACGCTGCTAATGCCGCCATCACATCAGTCTGCGCTAATGTCATCTGTAATGTCGTTGCCATCTAGAGTTCGACCGGAGCCACCTCGTAACGCCCTCGTTTATTCTTTATGTACAGTACTGGATACTTCTTACGCAGGTACTCAAACTTCTCCTCGTAAGCCTTATTGATCGCCTCCGCATCACCCTTCCTGTCATTAACGCAATCCTCATACCCGAGCTTGTACACCGTCTTGGTAATCCCTAGCTCCTCAATCACGAGCTTATCCGCTAAGAGCTGGCCGTACTTAATCAGATATTCCTTAGCCGCCCTCCCTAACCCCTCGTGCTCGGTCTCTAAATTGAAAAACTCGCCCCCTATCCATACCCCGCGAATCTTCGTGCACGGCTCAAACAGTATCCGGATAGGGACGTAAACCTCAGTCGCAGGCAGCTCGACCGCATATTGCCCAGTGTGACCAGGTACCTCATAATCATGTAGTCTCATTAGGTGGCTAGGTGGTTACCATAGTGGGCTTAGGTTGTCAAGACGACGTGATCACTAGCGTCCCCCGCCCTATCCATTCAGCTAGCCGCTTCCCCTCCTCCACATCATCCACATACGCTGCCCGTATCCCGTCACAGTGCAATACCCACCCCATCTTATACCCCCGCTTATCCCCTCCAACTACCGCCCGCGTTATCTGATGCCGCCCATCCAGCGAACGAAAATTATCCCCGCTCTTTACCCATTCAATCATGCCCCCGACCTTACCACAAAAAAGAGCAGCGCCCCACCCGAGTATGTCACGCTGCCGACATATTTGTAGAACCATGCAATTTAGTGAGAAGAAAGAACTGCCTCGGTGTCCTTACCCTAACATAGGTGGCTTAATTATTCCAGGGGGAGAAGGGTTGACGGCCTCGTGGGCCGGCGGGACCCGGGCCCAGGCAATTGTGCTCAGTGCCCGGTTCCGGAGTGTCTGATGACTAGCTACAGAGGGAGGGTCCCCACCCCTGCACACCTCAGTACGTAGGAGGAACTGTTAGGAAACGATCGCTTCGTCACGCACTCACGAGGTAAATCAAACGAATCTCTGGTTCCTTTCTGTCTACACGCGCGTAGTGCTGACGCAGCTGATCAGTAATCTGTTT